AGTGAAGATTTAATGTATCTAATTGGAAAAACTATAATAGTAAAAATTGGGCAACCTAAAAAGAAAAGTAAATGAGTATAACAATTAATACCAATCCTGCAAGCGGAAGCACGGCACAAGATGACCTTTGGCACGTTGCTACAAGTACTGCTTCAGGTAGTACAGACATGAAGTATGTATTCGAAGTATATGTAGGTGGCAATAGAAAAATATCAGTTAGGCAATTCCCTGAACCTTCAACAGGAAAGGCATATTTTAATGCAGGTGCTACGGTGCGCAATAGTCTTACTTTTGCATGGTTTGAACCAGTTGGTACGGCATACGTTTACGAGCCAAATTTAAGCGGTGAAATGGCGGTACAATACGATATTAGAGTAGGTGAGGAAGTTAGCGGAATAACAACCTTCAATCTAGCATCAGGAACTACAACGGCATACAATTACAATGCCCCTTTACTAAAGCGAAGGGTATTAAGTTTGTCAGATAGATTAAACAAATGGTTAACCAATAGACCATTATATGCAAATACCAAACTAGGTGAAAATTTATATATTCCATTTTATACAAATGCAAACCTAAATTTAAAATGTGCAACCTATGATGGAAGTAATAATGTTATAGCATCAGCAACTGGAAGCACTACAACAATAGAGAATGGCTTTGTACAAATGAATATCGGTAGCGCTGCTATTGCAACCGAATTAGGAATAACAATAAATGATAGTGTAAAGTATTATGAAGTATGGTTTAATAGTTTTGATAAAATAAGGGTTAACGTTGTCTGCAATCCAAAGTATGACCCAATTAATATTCACTTTGTAAATGCTTGGGGAATGTGGGATAGTGAAAGATTTGATTTAGTCAGTAGGCTTAATATGTCGGTTGAACGTAAAGCATTTGAGCAAAGAGATTATAGGTTTAACGGAACTACGGTTGATTACAAAAGCGCCTCTAATAGGTATTACGAAGGGGCAATTAATTACAGTAACAAATCAAACTTTACTTATAAGCTAACTGCCGATGCTTTAACCGATGATGAATATACTTGGATGGCTGACCTTATAGCATCACCACAAATACTGATGGAGATTGACAGTTACTTTTATCCTGTAACATTAGTAGAAAATAATTATGAGTTTAGCAAAAATGTATTTAACAAATTAAAGGCTTTAGAGTTAACGTTTAACATGAACCAAACAAGATATTCCCAATTACGATGACAAGAATATTAATCGAAGGATTCGACCTAGATATAGATAAAGGATTGAGCAATCAAATTACTTATTCGGTAAGTGATTTAAAAGCAATAGACACTAAGACAACATCATTTAGTAAAACAATTATATTGCCAGGAACTGCAAATAATAATAATTTACTAGGTAATATTTTTGAGTTTAATAATGCTAATTATACAAACATTGTAGACCCAAATGTAAAGTATAATTACAACGCAAGTAAAACGGCTAATTGTAGTATTCAAGTAAATGGAATGACAGTAATTAAAGGAGTATTTAAACTACTTGAAATTATTATTGATGGTAAGAATATAGAGTATGAATGTAGTGTTATTGGTGAACTTGGTGGCTTATCGATGAAGATGGGGGCAAAGAAAATTGAGGAATTAGATTTTAGCGATTACAACCACGTTTATAGTATTGCAAATATTACTGGAAGTTGGGCGAATGAAAATGCTGGTGCTGGTTATTACTATCCTCATATTGATTACGGAACTTATTCTACCGATAAAAAGAATTGGAAATATGGCACGTTTAGACCTGCTTTATTTGCAAAAGAATATTTAGAAAAAATTTTTGATGCAAATGGCTATACGTATGAATGTGATTTATTTAGCACAGATAGATTTAAACGTTTAATCATACCACATAACTTAAAAAAAATAGTAAGTTATCTAACAGGTCAAATGGAGTTAGCTGCTAAAATTGCAACCTATACAGGCGCAACCGCTTGGAGATGGAATGCAGTAACATTAGGTGATTTCCTTTCGGGTGATATTGATGGCGAAAGCTGGTATTATAACGGGGCAAGTACAATAACTGCCAATTTTAAAATAGCATTATCAGGTCAGGTTATTTCGCAGGACTTTGCAGGGGTTAAACCTTTTGAATTAAGAAAAAATGGAGTGATTATCGGATTTGTAAATATAACAACAGGAAGCAGCTTACCTTTTACATTTTCAAATAAACAAATAAACGTTAATAATGTAAGCATTGCAAATGGTGATACATTTACGGTAACTTATCCATCATACAGTATAACATCGTTAAGGCAGATTACAAGTTCATTTAAAGTAAGCACTAATTCGGTTAGTCCTGTAACAATTAATCTAGGTGATACTATCACAATAAATGATTGCATCCCTAAAAACATTCTTCAAAAAGATTTCTTTGCTTCAATACTAAAGCTATTTAATCTTTATGTAGATGAGAATAGGTTTGATGAAAAGCATTTAATAATAAAGCCTTATGTAGATTATTATGATGGTAGTGTAGAGGATTGGAGTGATAAGGTAGACAGGGGCAAACCGATAAGGATTAAGCCTATGTCGGAGTTAAACAGTCGTTATTATATGCTAAAATATAAAGATGATAATGATTATTATAATGAGTTATATAAAAAAAGATATAACGAAGCATACGGAAGCAGAATGTTTGACAGTGAATATGAATTTTCAAAAGAAACAGAAAATGTAGAATTGATTTTTGCACCAACACCATTGGTTGGCTATGCAGGCGAAGAAAAAGTATATAGCACTATATTTAAACAAACAAATGCGCTAGAGGAAACTATTGATTCAGTTATCAGGATATTAGTAGCAAAGAAAATTACAGGAGTAGCAAGCTATAATATCCTAGATGGTGCAACTGTATTAACAAGCCAAACTGCTTATGGATATGCAGGACATTTTAATGACCCTGATGCAGTAGCAAATGATTTAAACTTTGGAGCAACACAAGAATTATTTTTTACATTGGTTAGCGGTGCTTTAAATGTTAATCAGTTCAATGTTTATTATAGTCCTTATATGGCAGAGATTACAGATAAGGATAGCAGATTATTAACTTGCAATGTAAAGTTATCCGATGTAGATATATTTAATTTAAACTTTGCTTCATTTAAATACATTGATGGTGGTTTGTATAGATTAATTAAACTTACTGATTACACACCTGAAGCAAACGATACAACAAAGGCAGATTTTTTAAGGGTAATAAATAAAGAATATTAAAATGGCACAACAAAATACAGTTCTAGCATTTGAGATAAAAACGGATTCAAAACAAGCAGAAGCATCGGTAGGGTCTTTTAAAAAACAATTAAGAGAAGCCAATAATGAATTGCTAAATATGGCTTCGCAGTTTGGTGAAACATCAAAGGAAGCTATTAATGCAGCAAAGAAAGTAGCAGGATTAAAGGATGCCATCGGTGATGCAAAAGCACTAGCAGAAACATTTAACCCTGATAAGAAATTTGTTGCTTTAGGTGGTGCGCTACAAGGTGCAGTCGCTGGATTTAGTGCCTTACAAGGTGCTATGGGTTTATTTGGTGCAGAGGGTAAGGATGTGGAGAAGATGATGCTAAAGGTACAAAGTGCAATGGCTTTGCAGCAAGGGATTAGCGGAATAGCTGGTGCAATGGATAGCTTTAAGTTATTAGGTAATGAGATTAAGGGGAATGTTGTAAAAGCATTTAGCACATTAAAAGGAGCAATTATAGCAACTGGTATTGGTTTGCTTGTTGTAGGCATAGGGTTATTAGTAGCAAATTTTGATAGTGTAAAAGCTGCTATTGAAAGAATGATTGGACCTTTAAAAGTTATTACTGATTTTTTCGGAAAAGTGATTGATGCAGTTACTGATTTTGTAGGTATAACAAATGAAGCTACAAGGGCAACCGATAGAATGATTGCAGCAGCAGATAAAAGCATTAATAAAAATAAAAAATTTTTACAAGAACATGGAGATGAAATAGACCAATATACTAAAAGAAAGATTGATGCAGAAATTAGTTATAATGAAGCAATAAAAGTAAATGGTTCAGACCAAATAGCACTGGCAAAAAAATTAAATAGAGAACTTTTACAAGCTGATGCAGATAGAAATAAACAAATATCATTAGATGTAAAAGCGGCACAAGATAAAATAGATAAAGCAAATGAGACAGCAAAAGCAAAACAACAAGCAGCAACAGATAAATATTTTCAAGATGCAAGAAAACAAGGGGCGTTAGATTTAGAAATTGCAGCAGCAAAAACAAAACAGGAAGATGACCAAATAAAAAAAGATGAGTTATTAGCAGCATCAAAAGTTACTATTAGTTCAAATGCTGCAAATGCAGTTAGGATAGCGACTACACAATCTGAAGAACAAATAAATGCTACAAAGAAAAAATATAATGATATTGATTTAGCAGATGCAAAAATATTACAAGATGCAAAAGTAAAGGCAACAGTTGATACTTTAAATATTTTAAGCGATGTATTGGGTAAGGAAAGCGCAGCAGGAAAGGCAATAGCAATTAGTAGCGCTTTAATTAATACTTATTTAGGTATTACTGCTGGATTAAAATTAGGTTTTCCTCTTGCAATCCCTGCCGTACTTGCTGCATCAGTAACAGGATTTAAAGCAGTTAAAAGTATTATAGCAACTAAAGTGCCTGGAGGTGGTGGAGGGGGTAGCGCACCATCAATGGGCAGCATGGCAGCACCAATTAAACCACAGGCAGAAACTACAACATTATCAACTGCATCAATTAACCAAATAGGTGTAGCAAGTTCAAGGGCATTTGTATTGGAAACTGATGTTACAAATAATCAAGAAAGAATACAAAGATTAAATCGGGCGGCAAGGATAAATTAAACAACTAATTTTAAATTATATATTATAAATATGAAATTGCCTATTTACGATTTAATAATTAATCAGGATGAGAATAACGATGCAGAGGTTTCTTTCGTGGCTTTGGTTGACGCACCTGCAATTAAAAAAGAATTTCTTGCATTTAATGAGGAAGAATTTATAGACCCAAACAAAGGCGAACAAAAGGATGAATTTTTAAGTCGTTGTATTAGCTATGTAGTTAATGAAGGTAAAGAAACAGAACAAGCAGTAGCGATATGTAATAGCTTATGGGAGCAACACTTTGAAGAAAAACCAATGGCATTTGCTATTCAGTCAGAAAGCGAACATATTATTACTGGCCCGTTAATGATTCCGCAACAATTAATTTATAGAAATTCAGAACAGTTTGGTGAGCATTATGTAAAGTTCTCGGTTGATACTATCAAACAAATTGCAATTAAATTTAGCAAAAAGGGATATCAAAAGAACGTTAACCTTATGCACGAAGCAGATATGCAAGTTGAAGGGGTAACAATGTTCGAAAGTTTTATTAGTGATTCTAAACGTGGTATAAAGCCGATGGAAGCATTTAAAGACTTACCTGATGGCACTTGGTTTGGTAGCTTCTACGTTGAAAATATGAAGGTTTGGGAATTAGTAAAATCAGGTGAAGTAAAGGGATTTAGTGTTGAGGGTATGTTTGATTATGAAGCACCACTATCTGATGACCAAAAACAACTAGCAGAATTAAGAGAAATTTTAAACAGTTTTTAAAAATCAATATAATAGTAATATGGAAGCAAAAGAAATTTTACAAAAAGTAAAGCAATATTTTAATGAATTAGCTGCTGCCCCTGAAGTTATGGCTGCACCAATTGCAGAACCTACCGAATACGAATTAAAGGATGGCGGTAAAGTCATGATTGATGTTCTTGAAGTTGGTGGTATTGTAATGATTGATGGTAGTGCTGCATTAGCAGGCGAAGCCGAATTAGCAGATGGTACAAAAATGACTATCGGAGATAACGGGGTTATTACTGCAATATCAATGCCTGAAGAACCAATGGAAGAACCTATCGTTGAAGATATGGGAACAAAGTTTGCAGCATTTGAAACATTGACAAGCGAAAAATTTGCTAACTATGAAATTAAGTTTTCTGCATACGAACAACGTTTTGCTGATTACGAGGTTAAAATGAAGAAAGCAAATAAAGTAATTGACGAACTTTTGAAATTATCAACTTTACTTGTGGAAGCACCAGTACAAGCACCTGATAGTTCAGTAAGAACATCAAACACTTTTAAAGATGTAGAAGAAAAAAGAACACTAAATATTTTATTTAACTAAACAATTATAAAAAAATGGCATTAGCTTTTAGCGGATTATCCGCATACACAAAACAACTTGTTAAACCACTACTTACTAGTGCTGTATTTGACGCAAAAACACAACAGTTAATTCTTGCAAGTGGTATTGTTATACCAAACGTTAAAAGTTCTGTTGCAATTCCTTTGATGGAAACCGATGCGGTATTTGCTGCACAGTCTTGTTCTTTTGACGCAAGCGGAACGACTACTTTCTCTCAACGTTCAATTACTGTTGGTAAAATTAAAGTAGAAGAAAAAATTTGCCCGAAAGATTTAGAGGCTTATTTTACCCAAGAAGCGCTCAAAGCAGGGTCTACATATGAGGACTTTGGTAATGCAGATTTCCAAAAAGCATTCTTAGATAAAAAGAATTTGCGTATTGCTTCTCAACTTGAAACTGCAATATGGCAGGGAGATGCAACTGGTGCAACTGCAAACACTAATAAATTTGATGGTCTACAAAAATTGATTGCTGCTGGTTCACCAGTACTTGCAAACGTATCAGGTTACACAGGTGTAACAGGTTCTCCGATTGTAACCGTAAATGCTTCAAACATTATCGCTGCAACTGAAGGTATCTACAAAGCTATCCCTGTTCAAGTATTGAGCAAAGGTGATGTAAAGATTTTTGTTGGTAACGATTGGTATCGTTTGTTGATTCTTGCTTACAGAGAGAAAAATATGTTTTCTTATAATCCACAAGATTCACAAGCTGCTTCATTTATCTTGCCTGCAACTAACGTTGAAGTAGTAAGTGTAAATGGTTTGAATGGAACTGGTGATGCTTATGCAATCAGTCTTTCTAATATGGCTATGGCGGTTGATTTGGTTGACGAGGAAGGGTCATACAAACTTTGGTATAGCGAGGACAACAACGATGTACGTTATCGTGTAGAATTTAAAATGGGAGTCAACGTGGCTTTCACTAATGAAGTAACTTCATTCATCGCTGCAATTTAATTTTCTAACATAGGGAGGTGGTTCGCTATCTCCCTATTTAATATTTATATTTTATGGCTTCTTGTGCAATCGTAAGCGGATATACAATAGACTGTCGGGAATCAGTTGGGGGAGTTGACGCAGTATTTTTCGCAGAATTTGGAAACGTAACAATACTTGACGCTAGTGGTATTGTTACAGGAATTACAAAAGCAGCAGGTAAAAAATTCTTTAAGTTTGAAATACCTACTAAATCAAGTGCAGTTGCTGCAAGCAATCCTACTGGTTCTATTGAGAATGGTACTTTGTTTTTTGAACAAACTTTAGATTTCCCTATTAATAAAAGAGATGCTACTACAAGGAATATCATAACTACTTTATCAAAGAATAAAGTTGTTGCGGTTACACTTGATAAAGATGGCACTTACAGAATGTATGGTAAACAATTCGGAATGTATTTAGCTGCAAGCACAGGAACAAGTGGTGCTGCTGCTGCTGATGCACAGGGTTATATGCTGAAGTTCGAAGCAAGTGAAAGGGAAGATTTCTTTGAAGTTACAAACGCACTAGGTTTGC